TGTTTTAGTTGAAGCATTAAATATATTTAGAGAAGCAATTATTGCTCATATTCATGGATATTCTGGTATTCCTGCCGATAAAAATTCAATTATTAATGATTTAGAAAATATTAATCTTGAAAATATTGTTCAAAATAATATTGTGATTAATTAAAATTTATTATTTTTGCTATATGAATAATATACCATTTGAAATTTTTCAAAATTTTAATGAAATAAAATATTATGATGAACCTCATAAATATTTTTTAGGAATTGATGAATATATTTCAGTTACGACCTTAATTCACAAATATCAGGAAGAATTTGACGAAAATTATTGGTCAAATTATAAAGCAAATGAATTTAATGTACCTCAATGGAAAATAAAAAGAGCATGGGATTTTATTAATAAAAAAGGTACAATGAAGGGTTCAATAATTCATGATTATGCTGAAAATGCAATATTAAATAAAATATTTGAATATCCACAAAAAGAAATATACAATGAATTTGGATTTGATCCAATTTATCCAGAATATTTAATAACAAAAAAACATGTTGATAAATTTTTACAATTATCTAAAAATAAATTAATTCCAATCAAAACAGAATTAGTTGTACGTGATGTTGAATCAAAAGTAGCTGGAATGGTTGATTTATTGTTTTATAATGTGAAAGAAAACGAACTTCAAATTTGGGATTATAAGACAAATAAACGATTAACAAGAAATAATCCAAATAAGACATTATTAGGTATCTTTGATTCATTTGATGATTGTGATTTAGAATTATATTCACTTCAAATGGAAGCATATAAATATATTATTGAAAAAAATACATCACTAAAATTAGGTAAATCATATTTAATTTGGGTATCACACAATAATTCAAGTTTTGAAATAATTGAAGGATTAAATAGAAGATATTTTATTCAAGAAATGTTTAATGAGAGAATTAATAATCTAAATAAATAAAAAAAGCTACAATTGTATGTAGCTTTTTTTTATGAAAGAAAGAATGATTATTATAGATTGAGTATACATCTCCAAGGTTGTATTGTTACTGTAATATTTGTTAAATCATCAGTAGTATAATCATTTTCACCAAAATCAATATTGGTAATCATTGCTTGTTCAATAAACCATTTTTCAACTTCAATTCCAGTTGGGTCTAGTGCTTTAAGTAATATATTTTTCTTATATCCAGCAGCATAACCCATTCTACCAGTAAGTGATTCAGCATGTAAACGAACCCATTCCATTAATTGTTGTGAAGTAGATGGACCAATAGGATCAAGAAAAGTAATATCCATAGTATCCCAGCTATATCTTCCAGCAACATAATTTTGTTGGTTTACAAATGGAATTTCAATTGAATTGATTTTCATTGTAGGTCTTTTAAACTTTTGAATTTTCCAAACTTCAATACCCAATTCATCTGAAAATTCAGCGAAGAATCTATTTGTTCGTTTTGGTTCATATTCAAAAGGTATACCTCTAATTAATTCATTTGCCATATCTTAAATTATTAATTTGTAATTTTATTTCTTATAAATACTTATTAATGAAAAAACATTAATTTATTTAGGTATAATACCCGTACGTTTATAAATTTTTAATTCATCAGTATTTAAATCATCTAATGTTTTTTCTTTTTTATTTAATTCTTCTTTTTTTATATTTTCTTCAGAATATTCTTTATTTTGTATTGGTTGTTGTGGTTCTTCAGTAGATGTAGATTCATTATTTATCGTTTGATCTTCAATATCAATTTCTTGCTGTTGATTAATTGATTCATTTGAAGACTCATTATAAATTTCTTGATTTAAAATATTATTTTTATTTTTCTTTTTTACCATAATGTTTTATTTTTTTATCTAATTAAATGTAATTTTTAATAAAAAGAGATAATAACTATTATTTTTATTTTTGTGATAGTTATTATCTCTTTAATTATCTTTATGCACCAGCTTCATCAAATGAAGCACCAGATGGAGTAATTGTAAAGGTAATGCCGATAAACTCTACAGCACGTGTAGGTTTAAGGAATATTTCACCATATAATTCATTTCTATCACGTGTCTCTGGTGAATTATTAGTATCATCCATCTTAATTCTAAATTCTTGTAATCCACGTTCTCTTTTGATAGTATCAAGAACTGGTGTTGCTTTTGATAAGAATTGATCTATTGTTGCTTGATCATTTTGTTCAAATACAAGTCTTGTTGCAATATTTGAAATAAGTACTTTTATTTGAAGTAATAATCTACGAACATTTATTCTATCAAGTGCACTTTCTCTAACTTGAAGTGTTTTTTGACCAAATATTGCTGTACCTGCATCAGCAAAATCAGCAATTGGGTTAATTCTACCACCATATAAAATATCACGAGCATCAAGTGATAATTTATATTTAGATTTCCTTGCATCAGTAACACCACGTTGTAAACCAGCAGGTGCAAACCAAGGGAATTTAACGTTATCGGTATATGCCATTGCCTTTAATACTTCGCCTGTTGGTGGTAAATATACATTTACATTATTTTGAGTATCCCTAATTTGAACATATGGGAAATATGTTGCACCATAACTTGAATCAAGTTGAGTTACATCAATAAGATCAACAATATCTTCTGCAGCAATAACATCTTGTTTTGTTTGACCAATAGTTCTTGGAATGTCAACATCAGGAGTATCTATTACATATAATGTATCAGTTCTTTCATTTTCAATCATATTTAATGTGTTCTGAACTAATATATTATTATCACTCCAATTAAGACCCGGTGTTGAAAATAAGTTAATTGTAACTTCTTCAGGATTTGCAAAAGTATTGATTGCTGTTTCCCATGCTTGTAAATCATTTGTTGGTGTTACATTTGGCTCAACACCATCAAAAATACCTGTTTGTTGAAAACCATCAACATTTGATCTACTATTTCTATGTACGTCCCATCCATCAAAACCACCTGATGGAACAAATGTGAACTTTCTTGTTTGTATATCATAATATGTATCAGTTGGATTTACAACATCATTAATAGTTCCAAATGGACCAGCACCTGTTTCAAATTGTCCTATTGTAGCATTACCATCATAATAAGTACCAGTTGCACCAGAATCCATATGGAAACCTTTGGATTTTGTAAAACCACTAACAACATTTCCACCAGTATTTTTCCAACCATTGAAGTTAAATAAATTTTGGTTAATACCAGTTCCAACTAAACCATTTCCATCATAAGCATTTTCTGATATACCTAAATATACTCTACTTATTCTTTCATTTTGATTATATTGATTTTTATAAAATATTTTAGGTGCAATACCTTCAGTATCATCACCTGTAATGTTTGTTGACCAGTTATTCAATTGATACCCCTCAAATCCTGCTGGAAATGCTCTTTCAGGAATTTCATTAGCAATTTCAACCATTACATAATCACTTTGTAAATCATAATCACCATCAGATGTACCAATTCTTCGACCAATATAATTTGTTCTACCTTCAATTAAAGTACATCTTGAAAAACTTTCAAGAATGATTTGTTGATTATCACTGTCATTATAATCACGAATAATTATATCAAATTCTAATGTGTCTGGTCTAATATTTGCTATACTTACTTTAATTTCACGATTTGCTGAGTCACCATCTGATATTGAAATAAATTTAAATAATCTATTAATTTCATTACCCATAAGTTGTGATACAACCCAAGGAGTTTCAGGTGTTTTAAAGCCAGTGTTATAATTTGTAAATAAATCACTTGTTGCTTTAATCATTTCGGTATTTATACCGTAACCAATTCCATCAGCATCTAATTTCTTTATTAAATCTGGATATACTGATTCAACCCAAATTTTTGTATTTTTATCTTTTGGTTTATTACCAATAACATCAGATATAAATGAACTTGCATTTGGGTCTAATGTAACAAGATAACTTTCAGGTACACTATCAGGATCAGTTGGTTTAGATGCATTTAATGTAAATTTACCAAATAAATCACCTATACCTGAATCAGTTGTGTTACCTGTTATTGTTAAGAGATCAGTATCAAAT